CGATAAGCCGCCTAGTCAACGCAAACTCACAACTGACGAGATTGAGTTCCAGGACAAGTGGAAAGGGCAATACGCAGTAATACACACACTTGAAGAGTTTATGACAATTCTATGATACAATAGTGTTGTTTTATGACACTTCTATGATACAATAGTGTTGTTTAGCCACTTACTTTGAACCCAATAAAAAACAACATTATGAAATCAAGATTTGTAATACCTTTTAGCGATGTGTTGGATGACAAACAGGTAAATGATGAGGATTTGCAGCAGCTTTATGCGAATGGGTTTGAGGTTGGTGGGATATTTAATGACTTGCTTGTCATAGAGAAAGATTTGGAATTTGTGTTTAATGAGGGGGATTTCATTACACTAGCAGATATGGGATTTATTATTAATTTTAGGCGTGTCGATTTAGATAAAATGATTGCGTCTTATGACATAGTATTTGAATAATATGCTCTACGAATACGAAATAAGGTTTCACAAGAAGGTGAAGAAAGGTACGGGTAAAACATCATTGCTCGTCACCCTAGTAACATCCAAAGACGAGAAGGAAGTACTCGCCAATAAGGATAAGGTGCTTGAATATGCATTCGCTAAGTCAGGCAAGAAAGGTCAACTCGACCAATGGGAAGTCACTAACATCAAGACAATTCGCACGGTGAGGGATTAAAGTTTGTACCTCACATCAATTCCGGTGGCTTGTAGATTCACCACCATTTTCTCGATCATTTCATCTATATCTCCTTCCCAATCACGGGCAGCGATATTAGCAAGATCTTCTTCTAGTTGCTCGTAGAACTTCATGTTGAACACGCTTGAGTAAACAGGCACAGCCTCGATACCTCGTTTCAATATTCCCGCAGCAATAGCCCCGGCAAAACGTCTACGATTCTTAAACTTGGCAGGAGTAGATATTCCTGCGTTTCTGATCCAACGGGAAATAGCATTAATGTTCGGCATACGCCTCTGACGGAACGGGCTAGAACCTGTGTTTGGCTTGACAGAATCTCTACCCTTAATACCCTGGTCGATGAACTTCATCTGAGAGGGCATGTTGACCTCAACGGATATGTCCTGCTTCTTCTTCTTGACCGCACGAGTATTGTAAGACTTAACCTTCTCCGCAGTACGACCACTAGCCCTGCGACTTCTAGGGGGAGAGTTCTCCCCCCCACTATCCTTCATGCTAGTTAGGTTATCCTGCACCCTAGACAAGGCATCGTCTATTGCCTCAGTCAGATACTTGTGTAGATTATCGAGATTGTCGCTCACGTCTTTCTTGCTCTTCTCCTAAGTGGATTTCGTAGTTAATCCAATTCAAAAACTCTAGTGCCTTCATTTCATATACCTCATCAATGCGGCAGTTGTATATGGCAGCTATTTTCTTGATCCAAATAAACCACCGAAATACCTCTCCAAAACTACTTGAGCCTTTATCTTCATCGCTGCCACCCTCAGAGTCAGATTGAAATATTTTAGTAAACGTCTTTGCAGCCTTAGAGAACGTGACAAAAAAAAATCATGCACCCCCCTCGCTATTGGATACGGCATATTCTCCCTAACATACTTCTCTCTTTCTTCAAGAGGCATGTCGCTCTCCCACAACAAAGCCATAACTCTGTGTAAAGTGTTCTTACCCTCCTTAGTGGTAGTCTCAATATCTACGAGTTGCCCGGCAGTAAGATCCTTGATATCAGAGGTCAGTTTACCTCCCTTCCAACTTCTAGGGACTTCCTTGGTTGCCTTAGTGTCCAAAAATCTCCACTCTTTCGTGTACTTCTCAAAGTCGGACAATGACATGTTAATCAAGTCCTCGTACTTTTCACCCATAGCAGCAGCATACACCGCAGCACGTTTAGCTACAGGATGTTCATGTTTCTCAGCAGCAGAGAAGATAGCCTCTGCTCTCTCAATCGTTATGTCGTTCCAAGTTCTCATATTACTTTCTGATCTAGTGTTAGATATACTTTCTTCTTGTGATATTCCTCGTGCCACTCTTTTGCCTTAACCCAAGCCTTCGCAGCCTCTTGTTGTTTCATTTCTGCATAACCGAAGTCCCCCTCTGCATGGAAGTTGCCTAAGTGGTGCGCCCTCTTCCTTGGCATATAGAAACAATCATACCAAACTTGCACTCTACGGCAGAATGTCGCATCCCAATGCCCGTAGTTAGAGAACTCGTTTAGGTATCCGATCTTCTTGAACACATCGCTCCGTTGAATGGTCGCGCCAATAACAACATTGGTATCATCCACTTCTAACTCCACTTCATTCTTCTTGAATCGGTGTTTCTGCTTACTGCCTTCTAGCATCCACCCAAGCATACCAACTTTCGGTATCTTGCCAAACACATCCAAGGCATCAACTAGCCAATTCTCAGGGAGTAGGACATCGTTACCTAAGATGACAATAAACTCATAATCCAGGGTGTCGGCAATCATCCTATTGAGTGCATAGGGATTACCCATATTGTACTCATTAGCGGTGTGCTTCTTGGCAATCTTCTTACCCCACTCTATTGTCTTAGGGTCAGTACTCCCGTTATCTGTGATAAACAAATCAAAGTCTACCCCTGCACGAGCGATATTCTCCTCGGTACACATCGGAGTGATGTTACTCCGATTGATCGTATTCATTATTGCTGCAACCATACCATCATACTATGTTCTGCGCCGTCAATAACGTGCGAATAAACCTTGTCAACCTCTCTGCCCAACACCTCACTATACCACTCAGGGCTTCTACCTTCACAATGCCCACTCTGAATACGCTCATCCGTACACTCGTATAAAATCACGCACTTATTCTTAGCGTACCTGTCCAGTATCTCCTTAACCACATCTTGCGGGTTATGCTGTAACACACAATTAGTGAAAAGCGTGTAGTAACCATACTGAGTCTTAGATGTGGTATAATCGTGCCTTGGGTTATTCCTCTTAGCTATATCAATCGCTTTCTCCATGTGGTCGTACCCAATATATAGGTCAGGGTGAAACAGCTCCGAGTAAGCCCCTGTACCACAGCCAAAGTCCAAGACAGTTCCCATTTGATTCGTAGGAAATCCTGCCTTCAAGAACTCCTTGCGGATCTTGTGCGTTTCGGGTTGGTACTTATTGTTTAACCAAACAGTATTGTCACCTGCCTCGTTGTAACGCTTAGTCCAGTATTCTTTTGGGTCTATGATTATCATCCGAATTTGTATCTACCGTAATTTGCCCTCTTTAATGCTCCTAATGCCCAATAACGAATAGCATCAATCCCGTGATTCCATCCGTCAATAGGATCTTGGGTTGCTTTGCCATTTCTGTCCTCTTTCCACTTGTACATTCTAAACTCTGAGACTAAGTTGGAAGAGCTTTCGTGAATATACAGCTTTTTACGTTTAAGTAGGTCTATCCCACCTCGGATAGAGTCTCTACCCTTACCCACGCCAATGATGTTAAACCCTCTGCCTTTGATGTGATCCACAAGCCTTGGGTCTGCTTGGTCGGCATAGATAATGTGATGTCTGTCAACCTCATTCTCCATTAACATCTCACAGATCGAGTCTCCCGACATCTTGTTGCGGTAAAACACCTCCTTGAAGTACAGGTCATCACCACGACTGTAAACCTTGATGAGCGCAGTAGGGTCAACGGAATAACCGAAGTCCATACCATACCCTACAAAGTCCGCATCGGGTGGAATGTAGTCTGTAGTGCTGTGAGACGGGAATACAAGGTTACCTACCTCTGCCCTCTCTCCGAGTCCGTATATCTTCCAATACGCCTCATCAGTCTCCATCAGCTTCTCAATAACCTTTACTTGTGCCTCCGGCAACCAAGGGTTATCAAGGTATGTTGTCTTATGGAAGGCACAGTCGGGATCGTCTATGATCAAGTCATATATCCAATGATACGCCTCGGACGGGTTGTAGTCCATAATGATGAACTCCTTAGTACGGAAGTCTAACTGACGATACGCATCTAAGCTGATCTCGTTCGCCTCATTGATAAAAAGCACATCCCTCTTGCCTCCACGAATCTTCTGTCCA